CTGGTATTTCCGTCCGTTGGGAAATACACTGGAGCATGAGCTCTACGTCTTCGGCAGCCTGGGGCCAAGACCCACCTTCAGTCAGCCAGTAAGGTTTCTCTGCGACAGCACACGCTCGCGCCGCGCGCACATCCGGGGCCGAAGCCTCCGGTGTGTACACGCGGGAAACCATCCTACAATAATTACTGGTGACCGGGGTTAATGAATCTGTGACGAGATATCCCGTAACACGGTCGAGAGCTGCGTCAGCCAGCGAAACTGTTCTGTTCCGCGTCGTGATGTGCAACTTCCTCCACGTGCGTAAGGGGTCCTGGAAACTGGTGGTAGTTTTCCATGGATCGGGGAAGACCCGAGCGAGGAAGGTTATCCCACACTCCGGCCGTTCCGGCTCAATCTTCAAATCCATTCCCAATTTGGTGGCTACTTGCAAGAAGCGTCGTTTGTAGATGTTATTGAACAAAGAATCGTCACCGAAAGCCAGTCCGATTTCTCGGAAAGCGTCCTTCGGCGCGAGATCTGGTTTTGTCAGGCGAACAGCACAGTACTGGATGAAGGCGTTTAGAACAGTGTTAAGATCACAAGTTGTTGGTGACCCTGACTTCACGCCGACCCCGGCATCATACTGAAACCCGAACTTCTTTGCTCTGGCTGGACAGGTGATGAGCATGTCAGTGAACGACAACAATTCATCCCTGTATTCTGGTCCGAAATACCGATGGTAGACCGCATTCATCACGTGACGTTGAAGCCACGCGGACACGGTTCCGTCAAAGTTGGAAAAGTCCCCCTCGATGGGTGAATCCACGCTACGCACATATCCGGTAACCTTATCCGCAATTTCCGACGGAGTCCCACCCGGCATAAACCAGTGGTTATTCGTATCAGAATGTAAGACTTGGTCACGGAACATCAATGTGTAACGCGAAAACATGAGAAGGAAACGGGCGTCCGGGAAAGTGCTGACGATGCGACCGGCTTTCATGACTGGTTCGTTCTTAACAAACGCCTCAATCAATCTCCGATGCGGCACATCAAGAGTCTCCCATACCCGTTTTACGGCCAATACTTGACTTGGTTTAGACAGTAACGTCGCCGCGTCCTCTACAGAGTGAGGGACGCCAGTCGACGCTATGTTGTTCGGAACCACCAGCGATACAAACTCGTTGGCTAGACGCTGGAACTGGGCTTGAGGGGTAACTCCGTTCGCAACAGAGCTTACCCGCTTCTCCAATGAATCAGAGAGCGTTTCCCACCGTTTCGTCATCGGCATCATGTTACAATCCGCGACGATCGGCGACCCGTATGATCGACAGGTCAGTTCAGGTACATCCAACTTAGCTCCTAAAGGCCAATGGGGCGCAGGCACAGATTTCGACAATCTAGTCGCTACTTGCCCGCTGGCAGCGGTACCGAGGTAATACTGGCACACGAGGGTGTTAGTTACCGCAAACTTCTCTCCAGTGTATCCAAAATTAAGCAATCGGGTTTGAACCGATTGTGGGGTCGACAGTCCGTTCAACGCTTCGAAATGATTGATCGGCAGGACGACACTAGTGTCCTCCCCCTTTCGACCAAACGAAGTGAAAACTTCTCCATCACCATTTTGGAAAACGGTCCGGTTGTACGCCGTCTTCTTTGGATCACCGTAGATAACTCGCTTTAACTTCCGCGCGCCGACTGTATTCGGCAGCCACCCAAAACGCCACAAGGACGAATCAGGCAGACACCAAACCAGAACTCGGTCAGGCTGCTCATTCCAAGGACGGGAGTGGACGACCTTATGGTAGACGATCTTCTCCAAACCGACCTTGGACAATAACTTATCCAAAACCGACTTGGGTTCCACCACAGACTCCAAAAACTCCCCTGCTACACACCAGTCCCACACTTTATGGGTCCAGACCGCGCCTCCACTCACCTCATAAGTTATTTCGTCGTTGTTGATACGAAATGTACAATCACCGTCGAGCCCGGAGACTCGTTGGGGATTGAAGGTGAAGAAGACAGCAGGTTGACCACTCGCTAGGAGACGATGAGGATCGGTGTAATAATCCACATCTATACCCACGATGACATCTGTGGGCCCCACCTCGTCATTTCTAACGGGCGAGTGTAAGTCTCCAACAGCGTAGTGCTGATGATGCATCCGGACGGTGTCTCCGACACGGCCCGCAGCCTTAAGGGAAACCGCGGCTGGTGACAATTCGAATTTCGACATACCCAAAGAGGATATGGATG